GTCTTGAGTGTGACGCCCTTCATAGTGGCGCCACCTGGGTCGGCAGGGTGGTCAGACCAACCACCTTCCTGAGACAGAGTGAACTTCAGAGAGTCCTTGAAGTTGTTCTTCATTATGCTCGGGCCGCCATTGCGCTGGCAATCTGGGGCACAATCTTCTCGGCGCTGCGACCAATAACATAACCACCAAGCCCAAGCTGGACGATATCCCACAGCTTCAGTACTTCAGCCTCAGATAGATTTGGTGCCGACCAACCAAGCCACCGAGCCACGATCAAAGCTCCAAAGGTCAGCATTAAGATAGGACGCCAGCAAGCAGCAAGCCAATGCTCGCTCTGAGCTTCAGTTTTAACAATGTCGGCAGCCGCCGCATTTACAGCCCCTTGCTGGGCTAGCAACGCCATCGTCATCTCCTGTTGTGCCGCAGCTGCTTGAGCTGGATCTGGAAACAGGCGCTTAAATACATCACTGAAGATCGGCAGCAATGCAGGTAGCAACGCGGCAAACATGTCAGGCTTTACCTTTCCTACGGTTCAGTAGGGACTGAACTGTATCAGATTCAAATATCCTGATTGATGTCCAGATTATAGTGAATAGTGCAGCAATCTCAGGAAGCCATCCTGCTAAGGCGCCGATAGCTGTTCCAGCAGAAACAACATCAACACCATGCTTTACACCTTCGCTAAGATTGTCAACCTGCTCGCTCATGCTAACACTTCCACGCTCTTAAGGATTTGTTAATCCTGCTGTTTGGATCATTAGCAGTTTTACTGGATGTGAGTTTCTTCTTCATCCCAGTCATTCTGGCGCAAAAGCTGTCACGCCGGGGGCCGCCTTCGGGCTGTGGGGCTTTGAGGCCGGGCTTGCCAGGATTCGCAGCATTGTAGGAGGCGCGGCCCTTTTCGTTCAGGCCGCCCTTCTCACTCTTGCCTTCCTTGCGGGTCCACGCCGGGGTCTTAGCCATCACACATCCTTGGCGGCGGCCAGCGGGTTCGGCGCGCTCTCCGGCATCACCAGTTTGCCCAGCAGGTCAGCGGTGTAGTGGCCATTGTCCACCATCGCCTGCGTGCAGATCACCGGATCGGTGCTGCGCTTGGCGTGCTCATACAGCGCCGCCGCCGTGACTTCGTAGATGCTGGCCGCGCCCAACTGCGCCAGCGTGGCCGTGCCGCTGAGGTAGGCGCCGGGAAACGCGTTGCCTCCTGCTCGGGCGTGCTCGGCGCTGACGAAGCCTTCCAGTGCGTAACTGACGCTGCCGCTGTTGCGATCCGCTTGCACGCTGACGATGCGCCAATAGGTCGCGGCAACGCCGATGTTGCTTAGGTCGAGGGATTTTTCGAGGGCCATGGTCGTTCTCCTATTGGACTTCGGACGCGCGGAAGACGGCGACCACATCCCAGGTGTTGGCGTTGGGAGGGGTGAAGGTCAGGTTCAGGCCGCCGTTCGTGGTGTCGGCAGAAACAGCTAGGTTGCCCGCGACAGGAGGGCCGCCGCCTGTGCCGACGAAGGTAAACGAGAAGGAAGGGACCACCACTGAAGCGGCATTTGCGCCGCGCACGATAAATGCATCAGCAGCGCGCCAATGGCCTGCGTTTACGCTGCCCGCCGTCGTGTCGCGCACAATGACGTTACAGTATCCGCCCCAGGCCGTGTTGTTCGGTAGGTTGCAGACATTGGCTGCGCCCGCTGCTGCCGCGTCCGCTGTGAGCCGCACCGCCGCGCCGCCCGTGCTGCGCCCGCGTAGGATGTAGGTGCCGGCCTGGGCGTCGCCACCCGTGGAGAGGAAGCCCGAGGCATAGACCTGCGCGCCGTAAATGCCATGCGCTATTGCATCGCGCCCCCCGGCGGTCGAGCCGTTACCATCGGCAGTGTTGCCTGAGCCGCCAGTCACTGTTGCCACTATGCCAGTTGCAGAGTTGGCCTGCCCGCCGCTCACCGTGGCCGCGTTGCTCGACGCTGTGTTACTTTTGCCGCCGCCAATGGTGGTGGAACTACCGCTAGCTACCTGCGTCGCCGCGGTCCGGCTGACCTGCCAATCCACCGCATTGGTGCCGCGCGCATTGCCGCCGCCCGTGCCGCTGTCCGTCACCTGCGCCTGGATTGTGCCCGTGCCCTGGACGTTGCCGATGACTGCGCCGATGTTTTTGCCAGTCAGCCCGGTGGTCAGGCCGATGTGGATTTGGCCCGTGTCGGCGCTGCCTTGGATCAGCACCGGGTTAGCCGCACCATAGACCTGCAACAGACCGGCCGTCACCAGCGCGCCGCCTTGGCTGATAGTGGCCATAGCGGAGCCGGAAGTGTTGGTGAAAGTCAGGACGCCGCTAGTATCAACATACTCGTTGACGTACTTCGTCGGGTCTGTTTCATTTACCAAGATGAAGGGCGCTGCAAAGGAGCCGTTGGTAGAGCCGGTGCCGCCCATGTTGATGGGCACGGGAACGGTCGGGACGGTTACGCCGCCGCCAGTGGTGCCGCTCATTAGCCTACCCTACCAGCTTGAAGGATTGTAGTGGTCACCGTGCCAGAGACGGCTGTGACATTGGTGCGAACGGCGCGGACAGGAAAGGCAATATTGCCAGTGCTATTCGCAGATAGTGTCGCCAGTGTCGCATGGTTGTACCAAACGCCCGCACTGTTATACAGGGCAGCGGTGGCAAACGAGGCTGGATCATCCAGGCTGAACTGGACGGTGTACGTCCCAGTGCCCGTAATGGCCACACCGACAGACACATTGAATGGATCGTTCTTCGTATCCAGAGGGATCGGATTGGAAAGTCCGGTCGCCGTCTGAGAGTAAGTGATTGGCCGTGCCACGTTAAGTTCCTCTCCTTCGTTTCAAGGGGTGGTTCAGATTAGACGAATACTAACCTGAACCACCAAACCTACCAAGGATTAGAAGGCGTAGGTAATGGCAAGCGTTACATTGCCAACAGCGGTCGGCGCGCTCGCCTGATTGATGCGAACATACAGGGTGCCAGGGAAGCTCAGAAGGCCCGAGGCGGCGGTTGTTGTGGCAGCAATGGACAGCGTGTAAATGCCAGCCGTGGCAAGGCTTGTAGCCGCAACATACTGAGCGCCACCAGCCGCGTTGCCCAGGGCGATGGTCGGAGTGCCACCAGTGAAAGCTGTGGTCACATAAGCCACAATGCTCAGGATACGGGCGCCGGTCGGAACCGTGATTGTGGTGTCCGTGTTGGTGACCGCAGTGACAGTCAGAGCCTGCGTCTGGCTGGCAGCCACAATCGCCACTGGGCTGTTGGTGATGTTGTTAGCGCCACCGGAAGGGGCGCTGTTGTAATAGGAGCCAACGCGGAAACCGTTGTTGGAGAATACCGGGCCGCTGAACTGGGTGTTAGCCATGGGAACCTCTGCACGACTTAGGGCCATACTGTCTTCGTGCGCGTCTGCCGGGACAGTCAATATGGCCGGGGACCCCGGTACTGGTTCACATTATAGTATCATCTTGATAAGTGGAAGCTAGTATTTGAGCAACAAAAAAGGGAGGGACTTTCGCCCCTCCCCTCCATGTACTAACCAAGTATTGGTTAGGTGCTGCCCGGCGAACCATAGATGCCCAGCGGATCGGACACGCCAAAGCTGTAACGCTCGCGGCTCTTGTACCGAACATTGCCAGTATCGAAGTCACCGTCCATAGAAGTGTTCAGCGGTGTACGCACAAAGTGCTTCATACCGTTGGGCACATCCGTGGTCAGGAACCAACCATTAGTGTCCGTCAGGAAGTGATTGACAGTATAACCTTCTGGGATACTGCCGTTGTTCTTCAGGGCATTGATGGTGTTGTCCGCGCTATCCACACGCAGCTCGGTTTCGAGCAGGCGGGTAGCCACGAACATCAGGCTCGGCGGCACGATCAGCTTACGCGGGCGAGCCGCAATCAGCAGACCACGCTCGTCGGTCCAGGCGGCGATCTGAATCACAGCCGCTTCCAGGCTGGTTTCGTTCAGGTCGGCGTTGGTGCTCGGCTTATTGCTGTTGTAGCCGCCATTCACCAGCGGATGCAGCGTGCTGAACAAAGTCGTGCCGTCACCAGACTGGAAGGTGGTGAAGCCATTGTTCAGCGGAGCAGCCGCCTTGATCTGCTTCGTGTACGCCATCGAGCGCGCCAGCGCCTTGGTGTAACGGGCAGACAGGCTATCGTACAGGTTATCTTCCATCGCCTCTTCGGTGATGGCGAAACCCATAGCGATAGTCTCGTGGGTGAAGCGGGCAGTCCAGGCTTCCTGCGCGTTGTCATACGCGATGGCAGCACCTTCAGCCTTGACCGGGGCGGACGAGAAGCCAGACAGCTTCACTTCCTCTTCGAAGGAACGCTCCGAGGACTCTTCCTCGTAGATTTCCTTATGCTCTTCAGCGTACCGCTTGTACTCCAGACCGAACAGAGCGTTCAGACCCGGCAGCAGTTCCTTGAGGAGTTGTGCGCGAGAGACAGCCATTTTTCAACCTCCCCTTAGCTAACCGCTGTACCAGCGCGGCCGGTATTACCGGTGCGGTGGAAGTGCGTGTTGATACGAACGATGACATCAGTGTAGGCGTCACCAATGGCGCTTGTCGGGCTGTTCACAAAGTCCACAATCGTCACCGGGAGGGTGGAGGTTGTAGCAATGCTAGAAGCCTGAAGAGCCACACCAGAACCCACATAGGTGCTGGCACCAGCAACAGTCTGAATCAGGGACGCATTTGTCCCCAGAGCAGTCTGGGCCAGGGTGTTATCGGCCTGGATCTGGAACAGCGCATCCGGGTCATCCACAACGTAAGCCTGGATGTCCGTGGCAGTGTTGCCAGCCACATAGGTCTGACGGAACACCTTGCCGTAGGTCGGGTCAGTGTACGTGCAGCCCACGAACACGCCAACGAAGCCGAAACCACCACCAGTGCTGGTAACAGTTGTGGCTGTGGTTGTCGCATTAAAGCGAGCCAGATAGCCGCGAGTCGAACCGGTATTCGTGACGATGACTGGATCACCGACCTGAATGTTAACGGCATAGCTCGCAGGGATAGCGTAGAGCCGGGTGGAACCAGCGTAGGATTGACCACCCAGCAGGTTGATGGGCTTCAGCCCATACGGAGCAAGTGTCAGTGCCACTTTCCGTTACCTTCTGTTAAGGGGTTAAAGATGCAGCCCAAGATCATGCCTTAGGGCCACGGCCAAAAGAAACCCGAGACGAACGCTCAGGCGCGAGGAGCGGCATACGTGGATCGTTCTCACGCATGAAATTGTTATCAACGCTATTCATCTGCTGCTGCGCCATATTCTGATAGTAGTTGGCGCGTTGCTTCGCCATCTCTTCAGGAATCTTGCACAAGAGCAGACCACCAACCTCCACGTTGCCCTTGAAGCGACTGTTCTGGTCGGCCTCAAGCATAAGCTCCGGGTGATCCTCTGCGCGTACAGGGACATAGCCCTCACGAAGCTGACGGCTCACGTTCGTGTTATCGGCACTCCCGGTCATGGAGGTGCGAATCCAACGATAGACGTAACCCGGTTCAGCGATTGGATCAGGGAGAATGGACGGCGGCTTCCAAGAAGCATTGCGTTGATCGTGTTCGCGCGATTCGAGGTCGCGGGGTGTGCGGTCAGCCATGACCGTAATCCTTTACATATTGAGCGGCGTATTGTTCAGGGGACAAACCAAAGCGACGAGCTAGGCGCACCTGACTTGCCGTAAGAACCACTTTGTTTGCCGTCCGAACGCTACGAGTAGCGGGGGCGACAACAGTGCCAGCTGGGCTGGGCTTGGGGCGCGAAGGCGTCGGTTCACTTACCGCCTCCGGGGAACTGCCGACAAAATACTCGGGAAACCTGCGAGTAACTGCCTTGCTAATCTCATCGTAGTATTGACTGGTGCTAGGGTCAATCTTCTTTTTGTGAATCAGCATATCGCTGACACCAAAAGCATAAGCGGTCATTTCCTGCTCTGTTTCACCAGAGCCATCAAACCACTGATTGTCCTTGTACCAGTCCTGAGCCTTGGGATCGACCTTGACTTCCGGCTGCCGGAACTGCGGCGGCGGAGTTTCAGGAACCTGCTGCGGCACGTAGTTAGAATAACGATCATGCTCATTCACAAGGCGCTGTAGGCGCTCCTGTTCCGTCATGAACTTATCAGTGTCGCCGGCTTCGAAAGCCTCCTTGGCGGCCTTCTTAACGCTCTCGATCTGTACTTCAGCCCGAACCTTGGCCTGATTCACAAGAGCGGCTTCGTTTGAGTAGCTAACCTTCTTCAGGCGAGCATTCTCTTCGAACAGAGCTTGAGCAACCCGGACTGCTTCTTCCATCTCACGGGCAGCGGACTCCTTAGCCCGACGCTCAGAGTGAGCCTTGAAGGTCAGATCCTTGATGCGCTTCTGAACGCTCTTACTGTAGGTGCCGATCTCATCGTCGGAAACAGCGATGTCGTCATCGCCTTCCGTCTTGCTCGGAGCTACCGGCTTATTGCGATCAGGTTCCGGGGTATCATCGACAATCTCAATCTCAATATCAAAATCGTCGGTCTTTTCCTGATTCTCGCTCATGCCGAAACCTCAACCCAATCTTCAGCAAGCACATCGGTTTGAGAGGCAAGCCACGGGACAACTGTATCCTGCGCCGTTTTCATATCAATGTGAGCGTGATAGTTGATCTCCGTCCCTTCTGGGTAGATTCCCAAAAGAGGAGGGCGATTCACGGAAAAAGTGCTGCCGGGAACAAGAAACAAAAACATGTCATTGCCACTCCAGAACATGCCCTTGCCATTCCAGCCAGTACGCGCAACGCGCTTACCAGCCTTCAGCGCCTTAATGGCGTCACCAAAGTCCATCATGCCCGCTTAATCCCACGAGGATCTTCAACGACCGCTTCAACGGTGTCGTCGTTAATGATGCGGAACTCCTTGCCGTGGATCTTCAGGCGAGTGCCAGAATAAGCACGGAAGACAACCCAGTCCCCGACCTTGCACCACGGCCCGCTGGGGAACTTACTCTCATCCCCGTAAGACAAAGGCCCCTGCTTCAAGACGAAGCCAACAATAGAGGCCGTTTGTTCACGATCACGAGAAGACTCCGGGATAAAGATCCCACTGTCGGTCTTCTCTTCAAGTTCAGGCATAGCAATCAGCATCTTGAATCCAGACGGTTCCGGCAACTGACTAGCGTTCCGCGTGCCGTCGTCATCTGGAATCTTGAAGTTTAGATCAAGCATGTTTCACCCACGCGCACGTTATAGGGTGTGCGATACCCGGCGCCCCATTGGAGGCGATCACTCGGCCCGCTCCAGCCTTTCAGCCACATCGAGCAATTCCCGTTCAGCAAGAGCCAAACCTTCAATAACTCCAACATGGTGTTTATAATCAGCAAAATCCTGACATGCACCAGTGGAAACATAATCTGCACGCTCATTCATAATCGAGCGAATGCGTTCCTTCAAGTACCGGACAATACTATCTTCAATGATGTCGTTCATTTTCCGGCCCCTTTATTCATCATGTCAAACCCAGTCTTGATACCTTCAAGACGGAGAGTCTGCTTTGCTTCTTCATATTTGTTATCAGCAGATTGCTTCGCACTTGCGGACTTGATGCCGGCATTTAGGCCAGCAACCCGCTCCTGAGCCTTGATGCGTTCAGCCTCAATCTGCAAGCGACCGACATTCAGCAGAGCATCAGCCTCATCTTTCTTGGACTTACGCTGCAAGTCGGCCTGCTTGATTTGCAGTTCCTGCATCTGAGCCTGGATCACAGGATCTTGCATCTGCTGCATGTTCTGCTTCATCTGAGCTTCGGCCTTGTCCTTCTGGAGCAAGCGAGCAGAAGCATCAGCCACCAGCTTGGACAGGTGAACCTCAACATCCTCAGGCAGGTGTTCGTTCGGAGCAGGAAGCTCCACACCCAACTGGTTCTCAATCTCACGCCGGTACTGGAACCCAATATGCTCGGCAATATGGGCGGTAGCGGCAGCCTGCAAGGCGCCCGCCTGTGGAGACTGACCAATCAGTGCCAGGATCTTCGGGTCCTGCATGGCGTTCATGTGGACCGCAATGTGGGCTTCATGGTCCTGATAGATGAATGCCTTTACCGGCTTCCCGGAAAGCAGAGCCATGTTCTCAGAAACGGGATCGACAGGCTTCTGATTCTTGGTGGACGGGATAATCTTGTCCACATCTTGAATGCCGAGAACATTCAGCATCTGCCGGTGCAGTTCAGGCAGGTCATACATTTGCGGCGACTGAGCAGCCAGCTGAAGTGCCGCCTGATATTGAACCACGCGCTGCGACAGAGAAGCCGCGTTCGGGTCAGTGACAGGGATTACATCAATGGCGTCGTCGTAGTCTTCCTCACGGGTGGCACCCGGATCAGTCTCATACTCATAATCAGCTGGGCCATGCTCCTTGATAAGCTGAACCAGCAGGCTGAGTTCCTTCTTCATGGAGGCATGGAGGCGGGCCTGCACCGCAGACATAACCTTCATCGCCCGCTCCATCAGAGCCAGCGTGGTGCCCACAGGGGCCTGTTGGTTGGCATCACCGATCTGAAGGTCAGCAATGGAGGCAAAGCGACGGCCTTCCTCCACCATCGTACCCAGCAGCGCAGCCAGAACCTGAGACGGCTCCTTGTACGGCAGGAAGGTGATGGCATCCTTGATGGCACCAGAGGGCACATCAACGTCCCGGAACTCACCGGGCATCAACGGAGAGCTGTCACCCTTAATCCGCAGACCGCGCGCCTTCAGGCCAGCGGGCAGGTTGGACAGGGTGCCGGCATCAATGAGCTGACGCAGGATGCTGGTGGCACTCTTGGCGATACCGCCGACAAGATGGATCAAACCAAAGGCATAGAAGCCAAAGCCGGGAATGTAGTCATACTGTACGAAGTGCTGACGCTTAATCTTCAGCTTATCGCCCTGTTTCCAGTTGCGGTAAACGGACAGCACTGTGCCGGAAGATTTATCAACAGTTACGACATATGGAAGAGCAATTCCTGTTGGCTCACCATCAGACCCAACATCTTCAAACCCAGGCAAATCAAGATCAACATGGATTTCAAGCAGTACGTGCCGGTCATCCTGTTGGATGGCATCTTCGCCAGACAACTCATCCTTGACCCGTTGGATATCACTCAGGTCAGGGGTGGGATTTGGAAGGTCTACATCAAGATAAAAACCAATGGCTTGCAGCTTCTTCAAGTCATTGGGATACTTCCGCATAATGTGCGTGTAGCGCGGGCATGAGATCAGGTCAGAAGCCCCGTAGGGCACCACAAAGTCCTCAGCTGGCACATACATACCAACTGGGCGACCGAGGTTCGGATCAAAGTAGATCTTCTTAAAGCCCGCGCCAGAGAGCGGCAACGCAAACAGCAGGCGCTCATGCTCTGCCCGGTACTCGGCCATCTTCTCGGTCAGGTAGTAGTTCAGGTCGGTCTTAACCCGCTGTGCCTGATGCTCACGTTCAGGGGTGACGCGGCCAACAATCTTGGTCTTTGCCGGACCACCAGCCGGGAAGGTTTCCATGATTGCCTGACTCTGGAAGCGCACAGCCGCCTCAGACAGGATTGGATGAAACACACCACAGGCACCCGGCCAGGGGGTGCTACGATCCTCAATCTTCAGCCCAAGCAGATCCAGGCCTTTGCGATAGGTACGCTCCCAATCGCGGCGGCTGGTCAGGTCAGACTGAAACTCACCAAGAAGCTGGGTGCCGAGAGCTGAGACATCACGGTCCTCCATGAACTCAGCCAGATTGGCGTTGAAGGTCGGATCAATGGACTCAGAAGCCTGTGGGCCTAGAATGACAATAGCCCCACCATCCGGTGTCTCAATGGAGACGGACTCAGGGTTGACAATCTCAATCTCAAGATCAGCTTCGTTAGCTGGTTCGAAATCGGCGGTCAGTGCTTTGTCAATAGCCAAGGCAAACTCCTGTTAATAATAGTCCGCTCGCCTAGGCGGGGGATCATTGTCTTCCTCATCCGTTGGCAAACGAATGAAGCCACCTTGCCTATAGCGCATCAGAGCCATGATGACACTATCAACCAAGTCATCTGAAGAGCCATTAGGAAATGCAGCGCAATCCTCAATAACTTCTTCTGCCCACTTACGCTCAGGTGCCCATACAATACCAGATGCAAACAGATCAGCAATACTGTTGGCACGCATGATTTTATCACCGCTGGCCCTGGTCGGGGTGAACTCTGCAATAGGCAAGCCGCCAGCACGAAGCTCATGGATCAGCGGAAGGCCGCTAGCCTTAGCTTCAATCAGGAATGTATCTGGTTGCCACTCCTTGTACATCTCAGCGGCACGCGCTTTTAGTTCAGGGAACTCCATACGCTCCTTGAACGCATCAAGTAGAATCAGGTTTGGGGATGTAGTGCCAGAACCATTGTCATGTTCAAACACACCCCAGACAGTAAAGGCTGAGTAGTCAGAGCGGTTGTTCTTTGTGTACGCAGTATCGGCAGAGATGATTACATACTCAACATCAGGTGCGTTTTGTGTTGGCCACCGCTTCCACCATTCACGCTTGAGGATAGCACCTTCTGCATTTGTCGGCTGCTGTTGATACTGCGCGTTCCACTTGTGGGCTGGCAGTTCTGCTTTGAGAGCCGTAAGGGCTTCCTTCTTCCAGAACCCCGGCCAGAGCGGATTACCGGACGGAAGCAGGGCTGGAAGCTCAATCACCTCCCATTCGGACGTACCATCACGCTCAGTGCTGCTTTTAACCAAACGACCAGTTAGATCTCTTAAACCCCATCGAGTCATGACTACGACTATGGAAGCATCAGGCTGTAGGCGCTGGCGTGGGCCTGAGGTGTACCAGTCGAACACCTTGTCATAGACCTCAGGGTCATGTGCCGCCAGGATCGCTTCCTGCTCGGTGTGAGGGTCATCCACGATGAACAGGTCAGCACCCTTACCCGCAATGGCGCCACCAACGCCGACAGCAAAGTATGAGCCTCCCTTGGATGTGTTCCACCGGCCAGCAGCCTTGCTGTCAGACTGAAGCTCAACATCCTTGAAGATCTTCTTGTAGTCCTCAGTGGCAATCAGGTTACGAACCTTACGGCCAAAGTCCACAGCAAGCTCTGCTGTGTGAGTTGCCTGGATGATCTTCATCCCTGGGTTACGACCCATAAACCATGCAGGAAGAAGGTAAGAAGCAAATTCAGACTTGGTGTTCAATGTTGCGACCATGCCATGGCCAGCAAGAAATGCCTCGTCTTCGCGAGCAACCTTGATGCAAACAGTATCTCCAACCCTATCCAGCTTGGAGACGCGAATATACCTGCCAACAGATGGATTCTTTGTCCGCTCTTTCTTCCTTTGAAGATTGCAGCAATCTTTCATGTAGAAAGACACTTTGTAGTAAGTGCCGTAGGAGCGATCCTTAATCTTAGCTTCAGTCACCTGTATGGAGTTTTTAACCCCCAAACTCCACAGAAGTTTCCTGAAGTTGTTAATCATCCATATGTCTTTTTGAGAGAAGAAGCATTGCCCAGCCTTGGTGACGTTCCCGTCTGTGTCCATGAGACCGCGAATAAGATCAATGCGATCCTCAATGCGGCCCAGCAAATACGATTCTGGGATGTGCTTGTTTCCCAAAACCCCCAAATCCCTGAGCTTAACCTTCAGACCCAAAACTCCAAATGTCATGGGAGTCGATTGATCTGTTGTCTTATATCCGCGCCTCTCAAACTCAGCCCGAACCGCAACGGCATCATCATCCTTCATGGTTATGATGCCTTGAGCAGAAGATCCATCTCCCAACCAAACGCCAAAAACATATGGGTCTATGGGCAGGGTGGTTCCTGGCAAATCAACAGCACTAAACTCAGGTAGCATTGCTGCCCTGGCTTTGCCGTCAGTTTGTTCATAAGTTATTTCAACGCATCCATTACGAAGGGTGCGAATGGCCGCGCCTTGCTCACGGTGCCAGAGTTGTTCTGTGGTGTAGACGTTAAACTTACCGTGCTTCCTGTCCAGTCGAACGCGCCAACGATGATCTCCATCACAGATTACTTCGGCACCATCATCAGTGGTGACGCTGTATAGTTGCCGACCCTTATGGACCTCAGACTTGCCAACAACTTCTGTAGGCTTGCCATCAGGACCAAACACTTGATCTCCAACTTCAATCTTACCAATCGTTGTCCAGCCTGATGGGGTCAGGATTGGAGTGTCAACAGCAAGAGGATGCCTCGGCGGCATATTTATGATTAGCCTTTTGCATGTTCCGTTCAGAACACGCTCAAAAGCATCAGCCATAATCTCATGGTGCCGGCCTTGAATGAACCCAGGCCACATCAAGTTAACAAATGGAATGAACTTTTCTTTGGATCTATCTCGCAGTTTGGACTGCTCATACTCTTCCGCCAACTTAAGGAGTGCCACCTGCTCACTGAGTGGGAGGTTTTTGATCTTTGGCAGCAGTTCTTTGATGTCAAAGTTCTTCATCATTGAATGCGATCCTGTTGGTCAAAAAAAACCCCGCTCTTTTCAGAGCAGGGCTAAGTTTACTGGGAGAACACAACAACCAGCCGAAACACGGCCAAGCCCATCAATACTACTGCCAGAGCTTCAATGCAAGCTCAGATGGATACATAGAACGAGCACGGCCTTCGACTCCGTAAATCCATCCATCTTCGCGCAAGCGCCTAACAGTAGCATGAATGCTAGCCTTAGACTTACGCCCAAGGCCCGCGCAAATCTCCTCATAAGAGGGGGAATGTCCATTCTTTTGAATGAACTCATGGATGAAGTCCAATACCTGACGCTGCTTACTTGTCATCGCACCCTCCTAAAAGGTAACTTCAACCTTGAAGTCCTTAATCAAAACACCTTGAATCATCCGTAGTTCCCCGGCTGTGCGCTTTCCACAGTTGGGCAGTTTAAGGAATGAATCTGGTTCAGCCTCCATGAAGTCCTTCCTTGTCCTGAAGAGACTCATCGCAAACTCAACCCTGCTGTTCACAACGCAATCAGCCATCACAAGGCGGCCGATAAGCTCAGGTGTGAGCCAAGAATACTCAGGGGCCTTAGAATGCATCCATATGCGGGCACCAGACGTCGCTGTAACCCCGTTATCCAATCCCCAGCTCTTACGCTGCACAGAAGCCACCACCCTAATCAGGGCAGCAGCCTGATTGTGCAGGCTGTTTGTGCAAATCTCTTCAGCCTCAGCCAAGCCTTCCAGGAAAGCCTGACGTTCAGTCTTGTTTGCAAAGTGCCGCATCTACTTGCCCTTCTTTTCCGGTTTCTTGGCCTTAATCAACAACTCCATTGGAGCATAGAGAGTGCCAGCAGGAACCTTCTTGCGGCGTTGAGCCATAAGAATCATTCCCTTGCCTTGCATTTCAACTGCGTCAGCGATCTCCATCACTGCATCTGGCAAACTCGTCCATGTACCGGAGTATGATTCAGCAATGGATGTCCACTTCTTTGGGATGTTCATGACTTAACTCCACCGATACGCAGTTATGAGGCTATTTAGAACCTCTGCGACAAAGATTGCTACAACAGATCCAACAAACGACCCCACAACTATGATTAAAAGAAGCATCATCAGAACGCCAAAATCATTGACTAAGCTCTTCATGCCATCTTGACCCCAGAATCTGGCTTGGAATGGCAGTATGAACAAAGTGCGTACAGCAATCAAGTGGGTATTGTCAGCTTTAGCAGTGCTGTTGCAGTTTTTTGTAATACCCACCAGCAATATGGTACCTAGATTCAGTGACGGGGTGGGTTTCTGTGCATAAGACTATGGATTGTTTGGGGAAAAATGATAGGCCCCCACCCATTGACGCAAGAATGTTGCGTTGGGACTCGGAGGTGACGAAAGAATATTGCGTTTGAGTCCGAGGCTCGCGCAATAAAGTTGCGTGGGATGGAATGGGATAGGGATGGATTGGTCA